TTATCCCAATCAGGATTATCCTTTCTCCATTGTTCATAGTTTTTCATTGTGAGGTTAAGCGTTTTTGTCTCGCCAGTCACCTGATTTATTACTGGATATGTGGGCATTTGCTAAAAAGTTCAGTAGTAGTTGTATTTATATTATTGTTACCAATTAAGTGCTTCGGCAACCGTAGGAAATTGTTCGGTAAAAATAGACCTAACATTCTCTACAAGATTCATATGTTCTTTCTGAGTTCCATGTGCAGAACGTAGAGTAATATAATGTATCCAAGATCTTACACTACCAGTCATATAAAGTCTAGTAGGGGTAGCAAGAGGTAATACAAACCTTGCACATTCCTTTGCAACACCAGCATCAAGCATATCTTTATACAAGTGCATCCCATCTACAAAATGTTTCTGCATCTTACTATTAAAATCTTGTACAACAAGAGGATCTAAATCATCAGTAGAATTTTGACGATTCTTTAGATCTTGACGACGTAGTTCTGGAAGAGGAATACTCTCACCCAACAAACTACTGTCAGCATACCTTTGAGAAAACTCTTGGTAAGTAAATGATCTATGTCTTAATATCTGTGCTGCTAATCCTCTAGTAGTATTAATTTCGACTGTCATGTGTGCTTGCTCAAAGACAGACCAATGACCATGCTTAATACAATACCCCAAGAGTCCAGCAAACTTATCATTGCCCTGATTCTTTGGGTTAGAAACTCTAGCAACATATGCCATTGTTTGCTCCGCATCAGGAGTAACACTAATTAACTTTACTTCTTCAGTCATTGGCTCCAATCTTGATAAGGTGGTTCAGGTTCATTAAGACGATGCTTAAAGTGTTCGGTGTCAAAGTATGAAGGTGGTAATGGTTTCACATCATCATAAGCACCTTCTAATCTTTTCTTATGTTCTCTCTCATCCAATACCTCATTGAGAAGTATCTTTAACTCTTTAACTTCATCTGGAGTATGTAACCTCATAGGATGAATCATCATCGGTTTATGCGGTTGCATTCTTACTGGTCCTTTGTAATTAGGATCAACAGGACCACTCATTCCTTGGGTATCAATTTTACTCATAATTAATCTGCGTAACCATCATCGTCATCATACATTTCATCATAGGTAGTATCAGGAGCAGAAAATGCTTTAGAATTTTTATAAGAATCTACATCAGAATAAATCTCAGATTCTAATTCCTCCACAATTTCTTTAAGAGCCATGACTAAGACTTTTAATTTTCCTTTGTCCATAATATTCTCTTTCCCAATATTATAATACAAAAAAAGAGGAGGGTCAATAGCCCTCCTCTTAAACGTATATGCAAAGTAAGATTTAATCAACTACAAGGGATTGCCTTGCTTCTAACCTTAATACCACGATACATAAGATCATGATTTCTGGTTTGATTGTGCTCTTTAATGAGCATCTCACGATACTCCTCAGTGTCGTACTCGACACCACGATATGTGACTTGTGCCATTGGCTGTACCTAAAGGTAGGGTGGATGAGACCCCGTTCCTTCAGTCGGCTTTTGCGTCCTCCGAAGAGGATGAACGATTCCGTTCCGAGTCGGCTTACTTGCGTCCCTTATGGGATGAACGATGTGTGTTAATACTAACACGTACATACTATATATGCAAGTATGTTTGTATTTCCTGATACAGTTTATGAATTGTCCACTTCCATATCAGGTATTTGTTCTGGACAAAGCATAGATTCTGCTATTTCTTTGGCAGATGCATTCTTCTCACATAATTTATGCATCCATATTCTTTCTTCTAAACTAACTTCACCATCTGTTGAGATCATTCTGCAACAAATATCTGTTAGTTGTAAACGGTAATTAGTACTTAACATAGTCCAAAGGAATAGTCTGTAGTTGATTAAAAACATGCTCAATTGCTGCTGGTAAAATAGCATACTCCATTCTTTGAATGGCTTTTGTTAATGATTTAACATTATCATGAGGAAGAATAGGTACTTCTTTTTGGAGGATTATTTCACCTCCATCCAATTCTTCATTAACATAATGAACAGTACATCCAGTAAATTCTTCACCTGCTTCCATTGCTTGTTCTACTGCATGTAATCCCTTGTACTTGGGAAGTAATGAAGGATGAACATTAATGATAGGAGCAGGAAAAGCAG